AATTGAAATACATCTAGAATTACTGCACCGGCTCTACCTACTGCAATAAATCCTCTTACTACACCTTCGCCTATACTTTTTGCAAAAGCATCAATTTCTGTTTTGTTTGCTCTAAATAGTGCAACTAATTGTGTTAAGAAAACAGTTAATGTTGGCCTAATAGCATCACCAACTTCTTTTCTAAATAAAGTAAATGCATCACCTGTTTGTGAAATAGCACCTGTTAAGGATACATTTAATTTGCTTGAAACACCTTCGATACTGACACCAAATTCTCTGAATTTTGCTATTGTTTCATCAACACTGTAAGTTACACCTGCTTGGAATCCAGCGGCTGATAAAACACCCTTTTCCCTAAATACATCTGCCGCGGCAGCACCTGCACTAAAGGCTCTTTGTAATGAACTAACTGCTTGTTCAAAAGGTATCTTAAAGTTAGCGGCAATATCTGCGGCTAATTGTATGTTGTCCTGAAATTCTTGTAAATTATCACTTACTGTTAATAATGATGGTGCCGCACCAGCAATTTCATCAAATGCAAAAGGTAATTCTTGTGCTTTTTCTGTAATAACTTCTAATGCTCTAGCACCTTTTTCTGCCGAACCGGTTAAGTTACCTAAAGTAATTTCAATTTGTTCAAATTCTGCTGAAATGGCTAATGCTGAGGACAAACCTCTAAATGATGCTACAATACCACCTACAGCAGTTGCAACAACAGCCGCTATAGCGGCAAATGATACTAGTCTACCGGCATTTTTTCCAAAACCACCGTTTACTTTTCTGCTTTGTGCTTCTAGATTACCGAATTCATCGCTTAGTTCGCCTGTAACACGATTTAAATTACGTTGTATATCATATAATTTTTTATTTTGCTTTACACCTTCTACTGTCTCTACTAAACCACCCTTAAGGGAATTTCTTACATCATCAAAATCTTGTGCTAGGTTCCTAGTAGTGTCTACTAAAAATTTATTAGATTTAAATAAAGCATCTGTACCTTTAGTAGTTGCAACTGAAGCCGCACCAAAAGCCGCTACTGCTGTTGTTAAGCCGCCTAACCCTTGCTGTCCACTCAATTGACGTGCACCGCCACCGCTGGTTTTTAAATTACGTTGTAATTTGTCTAATTCTCTGTTAGCACGTCTTATACCTTGTATAAAATCTCTATCATTTAACTTTAAGGTTACTTCAATACTTTTTGCCATTATCTACTCAATTTTGTTATTTCTTTATCGATCAATCTTTCAATTTCTTCGATAGTGGGTTCAGTCATCCCCCTAGGTGCTTGTTTACTGCTACCATCATCTAGATATCCTGCATATGGATATCCGGCTTTAATTGTTTTACCAACTAATTTTGTGCTATTTCTAGCATTTCCGCCTCCCGATCTTGCAACCGGTGTAATGTTCCTAAAATATTTAAATGCTGGACGAATAACATCTCGACCTAGATCTTCTAAATCACGAAATAATGCTTTTACTTCTGATGTTTTTGTTTTAATTTCTATCATTTGTTCTCGATTTAAATTTATCCATCATTTGTTGTAGTTCTTCTTGCTTGTACATGCTAGAATCTACTTTTTTATTTGCTTTATCATGTTGCATTTTCTCCCAAGTAAGTGCAACATCAAATACCATCATATCAAAAGAATCGGCGTCAGATAACAATTTGCTGGGCAACACACCATATCTTTTTCCTATCGCATCTAACAACAATATTGTGTTAGTTGCTTGGCTTTTCTCATCAATGCGATAAGACGTTACTTTCCCAAATGTTGGCCAATTAACCTCATTGCTTCAGTCAATACATCAATTGGTAATGTCATTTCATCAGACATAACACTTTTACCATCTTCATTTAAGATAATATCTTTTAAAATATCAATATATTTGCCAACTTCATCTTGTTGAACGTCTGCTAATTTGGTAAAAATATCTAATGGTTGTCTATCATACATGAAGAATTCTAATTCATCTCCGTATTTTTCGACTATTTTTTCATCACTGATTGTGATTTTGACTAATGTGGGTTTTTTTGCTAATTCTGATAATTTCATATCTTTCTCCTATTCATCTTTATCTAATCTGTCTTTTAAATTATGTACGGCACTTAGTGTAAATGCCAATCTACTCGATGCTTTTTCAACATCTTTTCTAGCACAACTTATTTCATTTAGTGCTTTCGCTATCTCCATCTCCATGCTCTTCAGCACTTCCTGGATCTTGTGCCTGTTCCAAATCTCCATAACTTTTTTCCTCTTCATCTATATTTATCTGTTTTTGTTTTTTTGGGCTTTTCACAGCCTCTGAAAAATCATGCTCTGTTTTAGGTGGTTGAATATTATATGCTTTGGCTAATTCACGCCAGTCGTAGTCAACACCACCTATAGTGACTTTATAATCTGCAGGGCCTATCCAAAGACCGTATGCATCATAAAATCTTTTTGCTATTTTATGTACCTGTTTTTCCATCTTGTCTCCTAAAGTGACTCCCCCATAAAGAGGGAGTCTTTGATTGGTTCACTTTATGGTAAAGTGGTCTTACTTAAATTACCATTAACAATGATTTCCATTGGTGATATCCAAACAGCCTGATCAATTGAGGCTGATGGTGCTAATCCACCAATAAAACCTTGGCCTGATAGATAGTAATCACCACTATCTGTACCTTCGAACGCAACAGAGAAGAATACCTCTGTTTTGTCGTTTGATGTGCTCCAAAGTCCAACGTTTGCAACTTCGTTACTTGCGTTAGAGGCTCCGAAGAACACATCATCATCTAACAACATGTTTAGAGAAATTGAATTCTCTACTACTGTTGTAAAGGCACTTGACGCTGTAGAATCCAATGTTGAATACCTAACGGTACCCGGTGTGGTCCCCACATTTATGTCTTGTACTAGTGGTACTACTAAACCATTTGCCGCACCTGGTACGGCCAATAGGCTTGTATTACCTAAAGTAAGGATTGCTTGTGAACCGCTTGTTACATTAATTACTGCCATGTTTTCTCCTATACAGTTGTAAAGTTATACTCGAAAGTATATGTTATTACATCCTCTGCGATTGCTGTTTCATAACTACTGGTGTTTTCAACGGTTCCAGTAATCACGTTACGGGCTATAAGCAGATTCGCAACAACGGTGTCTATATCGCTTAATTGATTTTTTGCATCTATGCTCAAATAGGCATTGATAGTGGTTGTGGTTTCATATATGTCATTCCCATCGAGAGTGTCATATAATTCTTCCACTGCAATTTCTTGCTCATCTACATATACAGTGTTCATGTTCTTGTCATACAATGCAATACCACCCGAAATGAATGGTAATTCACTGCTAACAGAAAAAGAACTGTGTCCGCTTAGATTTGTTGTAATTTGACTGATTAAATCTGTTCTCTTACTCATTATCTAACCTGAACAATACTTCTTCTAGATCTAGAACGTCTTGTTTTCATATATGTTACTGCCTTTTCATCTGCTTGAATAGTGCCATCGTTATCAAAATCATACCAATCTGCTATTGAAATAAGTTCATTGAATAAATCATTGAACTTTGCATCATAGTAATTGATTTTTGATACTTCTTCACTTTCAGGATTACCAAAATCGGCAATCAATGGAAAGATATATTGTGCAAATGAGTGATAAACACACATTTCAGTAAACGTATCACGTCTACCATTTGCATTTCCTGGATCTATAAGATTAGGATTTACACTTGGTAAAGCATTTAGATTACTGATTGGATTACCAACATATGCATTATAACTTTGCCACCATGTTGAGGCTTTTAACTTTAACAAGATACGATCGGTGCTTTTTTCCAACATGTCTTCAATGAATTCAGTAACATCTGCAAAACCTGACTCAGCAGGTATCTTGATGTTATTTCCTTCAAATAAACGTTGGTCCTTTTGCACTACATCTGTGTATTCTGCAAATGATATTACATTTCCGCCGCCATCTGTTATAAATGCCATAAAATCTCCTTAACTATTAGGCGTCTGGTAAGTTATTGCTTCTAAATAGTCTAGTACCTGCAATTAAGGCAATAGATGCATCTCTCAATGCATTGTTACCTAGATCAGATAATGAACCTACTGTTGTTCCGCCTGCAAGTGCGATTTGCTGATTAATTGCAAATTCAAATGCTGGTGAAATAATACCAATGTATGTTCCGTCTAATCCTGTAGGTGCATTTTGACTTCTTAGGTTAGCAACACCTTTTGCAATCGCTACTACGTTTGCAACAGCAGAACCGATTGTTTTGTTTGCAGTCATTCTTTGACCAAATCCTGCTCTGAGTGCTGTATAACCATCTCTCATGGTTGCTCTCATTTCATGGATATCAGTGTCTGGATTGTACCACATTTTAACTACTGGTTCTCTTTTTGCGGCGTATGCCATTGCGTCAGGTGACATCACAAAGTTAACTGAGTGAGTTGTAGAGTTAGCACTTTCTTCACCAGTATCACCGTTGGTTGTGAATGATGTATTCGCAACACCTAGTCCTGCGACGTCTGATGCTTGTGCTAGACCACCTGAAAGTCTTAATAATGTAGCATTTCTTACTAGATCAAATCCACCATCTTCCAATGATTCTTCAGTTACATCTGAAGCAACACCTCTTTTTGTAAAAGTGATGTTAGCCGCTGTTGGTGTTAAGTTAGAGTTAGCACCTGCTGTGCCACTGATACTTGCGCCTTCAGAGATTGTTACACCATCGGTGTATTCATTGGTAAGTGGGAAACGGACTTGGCTGCCAGAACTTCCTGCTACTACGAGTGAGTTCCTAATTATTTGCTGGTTAGGTAGCAAAACAGCATCCATGAAATATGGTACTAGATCTGCGACAATATCAGCATACAACTGTTGAACTGTACTTGCTGTTGTATTTGCCATTGTTTTCTCCTATATTGACAATGTTTTAATTACCTTTAATCTTATCCATCATCTTAAGAACATCTGAGTGTGTTATACTCTCTCTGCTCGATGTTGGACTACTTCTGCGTATACTCATATACGCACTTCTGTATTCAGTATCGTTATTTAATCTGGTTGTATCTAGTGCTTTTACACCTCTATCTACTGCACCGGATGTTTCACCATACTGTACATCAACACCTTTTTTGCCAAAATTAAGACCTAATGATTTACCAACAACTTCAACTGCGGCATTGTAGTCCGGTGTTTCGCCATCTGTGGTAAGATAATTCTCACCGTTTCTGATTGCAAAAGTATCACCTTCTACTGCCAACATGTTTCTGGCTTTCATTAAATCTACCACTGCCGCTCTTTGCTCACCGCTCCAATTACTTGGCATTGCTGTTTGCAATTTGCTCATATGGTCTCTCAACAACAAGTCTGTTTTCAAAGAATTAACCTGTGCTTTTAGTTCTTCAACTGTTGCTTCACGTTTCTTTACTGCATCACGCAATGATTCAACGTTGAGGCTTTGTCCTTCTCCGGGATTAACCTCTTGCAGTGTTGATACAACCTTTTTCACTTGATCAATGCTGTCAACATTTAATTCAGAAAGAAATTTACTTTCTGTTTCATGTCTAGCATTTGCGGCTATTTTATTTGTGTCGTCACGTGTATAAACACGTATCCCATCTACAAATAATTTCCCGTCTCTCTGTTCGACTTTTGGTGTTGTATTAACATCAGATTTTGGTTCTGTTTGTGCTT